TGCTAGGGCCATGTGATAAAATCCGATTTGGGCTTTCGTCAAAATTTGAAAACTCCATATCAGTCTCGATTTCCGCAGCTGCTATACCTAGTATAGTAGCTTTTCTTTTTGAAGCATTTAGTAGAGCTAGTGAACTTTTTGGAATTCTTGTATTCTGTTGTTCACATATGCATAACGATGAGCCAATTTTCAAAATAGAACAATCGCTTAATAACGATTCTACATATTGAGACATTTTGTTGATTCTAATGACGTTAAATATAAAAGAATCTTCAAGAATTTCTTTGATTTCTGCTATTCTAGAAGCATGTTTTTCTTTATTAACTTGAGTAATTTTCTTTAGTTCATTTTCAAGCTTCTTGTATGCTTCTACTTCATCTGGAACGAAGGTCTCTAAAGCACTGATATCCATTGTGTTTTTTAACATAGAAAAATCATAGATTGTTAAATCGTTGATTTCTTCAACAATCTCTCCTTCGGTAACATTCTCAATAGTTTTTATATCATCTTTGATTTTATCAAGAAGGAGATCTAATGAAAAATCATCAATAGCGGTTTCAACTAACTCTCGGTTTCCTGAAGAATATACTAGAGCTGTTTTATCTGCTGTAATTTCTGTGTTTGCTACATTCCCAGAGAAAAGACCAGCTCCGAGTCTGCCACCGGCTGAGTAAGATTCTTGATTTGATGTTTCTTCATGTGTTGCTTGAGAATTACTCTCTTCTGCAATATGTTTTAAAATAAGACCTTGATCAATTTGCGCTAACAATGAGTTGACAAGTTTGGTATCTAAATAAATTATTTCTTTCATATTTTTTTCTCCTTACTTAATTTACTAATGCTAAATACTCTTCTTTAACCATGATTTCATTTGTCATGGTTTTTAGATTGTAGTAAGACATGAATTTGAGGTAATCAAACTCTGTGGGGTCGTCTAAGTTTTCTAGTGCGTCTTTTACGAGATGATGGATCATATTCCTATCAGCTTCGTTTTCACAGCGTAGACGGGCGTTCTGGTACTCTGAGCGTGTGTGGTCTTTGTGTCCAAGTTCGTGTAGGGCGACTTGGATTTGTTGTTCAGGAGTCAAGTTGTGGTCAATAGCGAGTACGTTTGTGTCTGGATTGTAGAAACCGCTACTGTGCCAGTTTGAACCGTCGAAGAGACAAAGTTCTACTTGATATTCTTCGCAGAGTTTAGCGAGTGTCATAGTTCTCCTTTGTTATTTATAAACCTCTCTGCGGTGGGCGATGTCTACGGCTAAGACGACTAGTTTATCGTCTTGGATATCACAGATGATGCGGTAATCGCCAACTCGGTATCGGCAGTAACCTGATAGGTTTCCTTTTAGTAGTTTAGCGTGTTGATAGGGGTTGCTTGTGTTGTCTACGTTTTTTGTCATCCACGAGATGATTTTTCGTCTAGTTGCTCCATCGAGTTTTTTGAGTTGTTTTTGTGCTTTGCTTTCATAGACGAGTCGGTACATTAGGCGATGTCCTCTCTAGTCATTCCAAGACTTTCCAAGAGTTCATCTGTTGTATATGTTTTTGGATTAGGGTCGGCTAGGTACTCCATATAGGCTTGGTCGGCTGCTCGTGCGTCTTCGATATCTTCCATGAGTGCCATGAAGTCGTCAAAATCCATGGTCGTTGTGTCGATACCGTGTTTGTTTAGGTAGTCCGTGATGTAGGAATTTTTTTCTGTGAAGTTGATAGTGATAGTCATTAGCGTTCTCCTTTGCTTTTGAAGTGGGCGGATAGGACGGATGTAATGAAGTCGATATCATTTTCATTTAGTGGTTTCCCGTCAAATAACATGGTGTTGGCTGCTGCTTTGCGTAAGTCTATGATTTGTCCGTTTACTTGGGCAAATTCATCACTCCCAGCGATGGTAGGATTATCTGTGCGACCAAGTAAATAATCTGTAGAGACATTGAAGTAGTCGGCGATTTCTGAAATTCGTTCAGCATTGGGCTTTTGTGATTTCAACTTATAGAGTGTATTTCTACTGTAACCCAAATCTTCTTCTAACTTCATAAGAGAAATCCCATGCTTATCAGCAAGTTCTTTGATTTTTTCGTATGTCGGAAACATTGTTAAATCAACCTTTCTGGAACATGACAAAAAATATTTCAACTTTTTGGGTGAAAAGCGTTGACATATCACCTAATTGGGTGTAAAATAGTTTTTGTAAGTTAATGAGTTAGTAAAAAACAGAGTTAAAACTTATCTAAAAATAAATAGCTTTGGCGAGCAAGAAAATTGATAGAGACAAGGTTTTATCAAGGTTTTTAATTATGCTATCATTTTAACCTTTTGGGTGAGATATGTCAAGTATTTTATAAAATAATTTACTAACTCTTTAACTTTGTTCCTTGACAATTGAATAGAGCATGTGAGATAATAAAGGGGAATTAAGGATTAGTTCTATATCATGGACTAGAAAAGACCCCAGGCTAACTTCCACATTAAGCTTGGGGTCTTTTTTGACACTATTTGTCCTTGTTCAGCCATTTATCAGCTAAACGAAGAACGACACCGACCACAATCGGTCCGATGATAGTTTTAAGGATTAGTTCCATCATGGGCTATCTCACCTCCTTTCGTAGGCGGTGTAGAAGTGCCGTAAAATATTATACCACATTTCTAATTCAGGTTGTTAGAGGTTTTTTTTGACAACTGAAGATGGATGTGAGATAATAGGGGAGAAGTGAAGATGTAGTCTACTATAACTACAAAAAAGCCCCTGCTGATAACCACAAAAGCAAGGGCTTTTTCTAGTTTACGCTAGAAAGGTGGGTTGGTCGCTATTTCTTGTTTAACCATTTTTCGATGACTATCAGGATGATACCGACCACCAAGGGTAGAATAATATTTGTGAAGATGTAATCTACCATAGGCTCCACCTCCCCTCTAAGGCAGATGTGCCGTCACTATTATACCACATGCTCTATCAGTTAGATAGGGCATTTTTTATTTTCAAAAAGGAGGAGGTCGCATGAGCCAACAACATCTTAAATGGATTGAGCTTGTAAAAGAGCGAATTGAAAAACGTGGGTGGTCGCAGACGGACCTAGCTACCGTCGTAGGTGTTAGTCCATCAGCTATCACGCAACTTTTCAAAGATGGTAAAGGAAGTGATGACTTGAAGCTTCGCATTAATAAAAAATTGCGAATCAGTGAGTCATGGGAAAGATTTGAGGAAGCTTAGTAAGGAGAGTTTATGGAAGAATTTATTGATGCTCTTGAAACAGAAAAAGACCACCTTGAAAAAGTCATTAAGGTAGTCAGCGCTGGTGGTAAATTTCTGAGATTGCCATATCAAAAAAAGTCACGCTCGATTAGTGAGAATCTGAAATTGATTTCTCAAAATCTTGATAAATTGAGCGAGCAAGTTCAACAAACCACGAATCAGCATTCATGATTTCAAGATGACGAAAGAAACCTGTTTTGGTTTCCAGTTCAGAATCGTGTGCATAACGTAATATTTCTCTAGCAAAGATGGTTTCAAAATCAAAATCTTTACCATCATCGTAGATGTCGCGTCTGCTTGCTTTGAGTAAATATTCTTTAAAAGTCATAAGGTTAACTCCTTTCTGCTTATATTATAGCAGAAAAAGAAGAAAGAAAAAGAAAGGAGAAAATATGCCAGATATCGCAAACGGTCGCGAAAGAGTTATTGCTTTCTTGAAAGAGAAAGGCATTAAAAAAGCAACTCTAGCGGTTGCTTACGGCTTTAAACGACAGGAAGTGACAAACATTCTAAGTGGAACGACTAAAGGTCCACGAGCGAACAGTTTCATTCTTCAGGTTATTGAAGATTATGGGATTGAGTAGGAAAGATTTGAGGAGTAGGAAAATGAGACCAAGACGATATCCGTATAGTGGGAAAAAGAGTCCACCTTTGTAAAGGCCGACCCTGAGTTAGTTGAAAAACTTTTAAGAAACACTAGTTTTCTTGAGTGTTTACAAAAAAAGCCTATCAATTTTCAGATAGACTTAGAAGAATTTAAGCGTCTTAGCTATGAAGCCATTCATGATACTTCTCAAGTAACTCAATAGTAGTTATTACAGAAGTCAAACCACTGACCTTCCCCAGTTGCAATCCGTCTGTATGGTCAATCTGTTTAGTAGCTTCATTAGCTTTAGCAGAGATAGCTTGCATATCTTCAGCTGTTAAAGATTCTCGAAAATCTTTAAAGGATTTCATAAAATCTCCTCCTTTCTATTGGAATTTTGACTAAAACGGTGAGAGGTCCTAGTCAAGAGTGTTATAGCAATTTAGGAGGATATTACATCGGTCTTGAGGCTGATTTTTGGAGGCAATATTGGAAGATAAAATCATAGAACTTGCTGATTACTTCATCAGCGAAAACACAACGTACAGAGAAGCAAAAATAGCGTGTGAGAAGCTATTGAAACAAGTCAGCCATGAGATAGAACTCAGGGCGATGGAAAGTAAGACATTCTAGAAGATAACAAAAAGCACCTGACGGCAATCAGGCGCATGACAAAATTATTCAAGAAAATTATAACACGAAAGGAGCAAAAATGGAAACAGTTCAAATCGTGAGAATTAAAGACGTGATCATTGAAAAAGTCTCTGCTAATGATGAAGAGTTAAAACGTATCTTTGGATGTTCAAAACGACAAGCAGGAGAGCGAAGAAGAGAAATGCAAAAACTCCCTAGTCAGCAAAAACATCTTTTGGATAGTGGACAACTTGTAACGATTAAAGGTTTCTATGAATACTTGCAATATCGTGGAACTAAAGCTTGGAAAAAAGAAATGGAAACAAGCAAGAAAATGAGGTCAGCAGGATGAACCTACTATCAAGAATCAAAAACTATTTTTCGGAAGAGGTCAAAGAAACTAATCTCGACTGGAAAGAGGTCGCTTTAGATCTCAATCAATCACTAATTGAAACACAGGAAAAACTTCAAGAAGCGAATCAAGAAATCGCAGACTTGAAGAAAATCGTAGCAATCTACAAAGAAAAGGAGAAAGAAAAATGATGGAATACATTTACCTGGTAATAATCGTAGGAATTGGACTATGGTCGCTAGTAAATAAACTAGATGACCACGCTGAAATGAAACAAAAAGAGCGCCAGCTGATGGCAAACAATGTTGCACGGATGAATCTGAGAAATTCAGATAAGCAATTTACTTATGATGTAGAACCGCCTGAAGGGTTGAAATAAGGAGGAGAAACATGACTCAAGCTGAACGAATTAGGGAATATTATAGAGAGCACCCTGCTGCCTCATATGATGAAGTGGCTGAGGTCGTTGGTACAACAAATAGTAATGTGAGAGCGAACCTGGCCAAAGACATCAAGGCAGGTAGATGCGTTCGCTTGGAAGATAAGTCATACGACTACTCGCCTTACTATAACCATACACAGGCACTCACTGAGTTGGTTGATTGGAAGAATGATATTAGACGTGAGTGGGTGGATATGCTGACAAGAGCAGCAGAAAAAGAAACGGATAGCAATGTTATGCGTTTGTTAATCAAAGAAGCAAATAAATTGATGAAAGAGGTGACGAAGTAGATGGTTCGAAATAAATTGACAGATTTAACCAATACTCTTTTCGCCCAGTTGGAAACATTGGACGATAGGGATCTTACTGCAGATGAATTAAAGACGGAACTCCAACGTTCAAAACAGATGGTCGCAATCTCAGGTCAAATCTTACAAGCAGGTCAATTGGCGCTAGATGCTGAAAAATTCAAAGACAAGGTAGGTGAAGTCAATGCCCCGATCGCTTTGCTGGAAGGATGAGTATACAGAGTACATGCATGAGATATGCCCTGGCCGATTAACTCCTGAAGTAACCAGGTTACTAAATGAGAAATTTGGTACGACCTATACCAAGACTCAAATAGGAGAAGTACGCAGACGTTTAGGGTTACCTGTTGGAAAAGTATATCAAGGTAAATTGTTGACAAAAGAACAACATGATTACCTTGTGTCAATCCAAAAAAATAAGATTTCTCGCGATGTCGCAAATGAAATGAACCTAAAATTTGGATTATCACTGACTGAGAAACAGATTAAGAGTTATCGAAGAAATAATAATCTACATAGTGGTTTGACAGGAAGATTCGAGAAAGGTCAGACTCCTCACAATAAGGGGAAGAAGTACCCCAATATGCCAAAAAACAGCGGGCAGTTCAAAAAAGGTAATCGACCTCCGAATTATGTACCTGTCGGTACTATCAACTACACAACAGACGGTTATCCAAAAGAAAAGATTGGAGAACCTAATCAATGGGTTTTGAAACACCGCAAGGTTTGGGAGGAACATCACGGGCCAATACCAAAAGGGCATTCGATTGTCTTCTTGGACGGTGATAAAACAAACTATGATATTTCAAACCTGGCATGTTTATCTAAAAACGAAATTGCTAGAATGAATCAAAATCATTTATTTACGTCCAACGCTGATTTAACCAAATCAGGTATTGGACTAACAAAACTCACAAACAAAATCAGAGAGGTAGAAAAAAATGGCTAGTTTATACGAACTGACAGGTCAGTTTCTGACAATTTATCAAATGGATATTGATGACGAAACAAAAACGGACACACTTGAGGCTATCGATTGGCAAGAACAATTCGAACAGAAAGCAGAAGGATATGCCCATGTTATCAAGAATCTAGAAGCCGACGTGGCAATGTACAAGGCTGAGGAAGAGAGCTTCAAAGCCAAGAAACAGGTGGCACAGAAAAAGCTGGATTATGTAAAGGATAACATTATGGCAGCTATGAATGTCACGGGGCAAACCGAAGTTAAGAGTGGTGCCCTGATTATAAAAATTGCTAAGAATCCAGAATCAGTCAAGGTCAACGAAGACGACCTTCCGAAAAAATATTTTACAAAAAAAGTGACGCTTGCGCCGGACAAAAAAACACTCAAAGAGTTGCTTAAATCTGGCAAGAAAGTCAAAGGTGCGGAACTTGTCCGGACAGAAAAGTTGGTGATTAAGTAATGGAATTGATGAATAAAACACGAGTAACAGATTCACTAGCAGTTGTGATTGGACCAGAATCGATTGAAGTACTTGTTACTGAAGGTTTTCTATTTGATGTTGCGATTCGTTTTGTAAAAGTAGACGAAACAAATCTTGATCAAGGAAATGAAAAGCCAGTATTCACTCCGGAATACAAGCTGGTCACAGTTGCTAAATACAAGGAAAAACCTATCTTTGAATCGGAGGAAGATATTCGAAAATTTGAGAAGCAAGCAAAAGAAGTTAAATCGCTATTTGCCTTTGCAAAGGTAAATAAACAAAATTGGTTTAACACTGCCCTTTATCCAGGAGTGCTAACTGAGAAAGTTGGTGTTTGATGAAAATTTTAGCTATTGATCCAAGCAGTAATAAAATTGAAACCAGCACAACAGGAGTTGTCTTGTTGGATAATGCAAGATTAGTTGATAGCTGGGTTGTCTCTTATGGTATGAGAGGTTTCGCTGATTGGTTTCACGAAATCGGAACAAATCTTGAATTCGATGTAGTTATTGTTGAAGAATTTAAGGCGAGGGATAACGACAAGTCGAAAGATAATAGCGTGGCAGAAACCATCGCCTATATCCAACTTTGCTATCCAGGTGCCATTCTTCAATTCAATGCAGGTTACAAGTCGGATATTCCAAACGATCTTTTGAAAATCTTAGACCTTTGGAAATTTGAAAAAAGTCATCATCAAGATATTCGAGCAGCAGCAAGACTTGGATTATTTTGGGCAATGAGAAATGATATTGAAGAAGTGGTTCATGATATCGGAAAGGTGGTGAGTGAGTATCACAATAACGCTAAGAAAGTGGCAAGCTGAAGCGATTAAAAGAAGTGAACATTTATCTAATGGAATCTTTTTAGAGGCTCTTGGGGGCAGAGGCAAAACTATCTGTGCACTTGCTATTGCAAAACATAAAAAAGCTAAAAAAATCATCATCACAAACAATCGACTAGCTATTCTGAATGGTTGGATAGATGCAGTCAAGTTTATGAATTTTGATAAAGGTGTTGAGATTATCATTCAGACAGATAGATATCTTCAAAATCAAGTCAAAAAGGGGCATAAATTAGATTGTGATGTGCTGATAGTAGACGAATGGCAGAATATGTCTTCTGACAAACAAGTGGCCTTATATCGCAAAATAAAGCGAAAATACACGATAGGTCTTTCAGCGACACCAATTCGGAAAAAAGGACAAAATTTCTATCCGCTTGAAAAAACGGTATTTGGTTGGGCAACCCCAAATAATAAATTTGACTGGCAAAAGACTCATGGAAAAATGGTCTATGATCCATTTAGCTATTCAAAAGAGAAGTGGGAAGATTTTCAAAATTATGAAAGTTATATCTCGAGCTTGCCTAATTTCTTCCGCTGGGAAGAGATTGAAGGAATTGAGAATGCAGTTGAGAATAACGGTTTTGAGATTAAGTTTTACCAAAAGAGAGTCGCCTCTGGCAATCCAGAAAAACTTGCAGAATTTAGAAAACTAAATCTTGTAACAGTGGACGGCAAAACTGCAATGGCCAAGCAATCGTTTGGAAGAAAGACCTTTGAACGCTACCTTAATCAAACAGGCGTAGCAGTCGATTTTCCAAAGTTGAAACCAGTTAACGCTGATACCCCTCTCATGCTCAAATTGGACGGATTGATTGAAAGAGCACCTCATGACATGTTGATTGTCAGCAAGTCTAAGCAGATTGTCAACGTCATTCGCGAGCGCCATCCTGAAATTGGAATCTGGACGGGCGATATCCAAGAAGGACTTGATGAGAAAATTGTGGTTGCTACTAGTCAAGTGTTAGGTGTCGGAGTAGACGGCTTGCAACACAAATACCAAACTATTGTCGTATTGGATCCAGTAGAAGAAGGTTCTGGAGAATATGATGATTATCGACAATTGCTCTGGCGCATAACAGGAAGTCGTCAGCAGCATGATGTAAATGTAATTGAATTTTATTATAAAGAAAGTTAAAAAAAGAGGAAAACAAAATGAATAAAACAACTGAAATGATCGTATTTCGTAGCCGTAAAACTGGAGAATTTCTTAATTCTTACAAGAACAGAAGTTCTTTAGCATTTGCAGCTGGCTTTTGCAGCTTGGAATATTGTTTGAAGCTTCCTCGTAAAAAATACGAAGACAACAAAAAGACTTACAAGGCTCTTGCTGCAGCTTTTGACTGTGAAATTGTCGCAGTTGAAGCGGAATACAAATTGACCTATCCGAATGGATCAGAAGTTGAACCTATCAAGCGTGACTGTTCATCAATTGAGGACATGATTAAGGATATTATTGGAGGGGTTCTCTAATGGCATTTACACTTCCAGCAAATAAACCACAAGTTCCTAAAGATACCCCACGAAATTTTTTCATCTACGGTGAAACCATGAGCGGAAAGTCTTATCTTGCAAATGAATTCCCAAATCCAATCGTTTTGAACACAGACGGGAATGCAGAAGCTAACACTGTTCCAAGCATTCAGCTGATCAATGAAAAAGATGACAAGGGACGAATTACCAATTCAGTAATTAAGCAGCTTGGAGATATCTTGCTTGCTCTCCAGACACAGAAGCACTCTTATGAAACAGTCGTTATTGATGTAATTGACGATGTTATTGAAATGATTAAGATTGCAGTTTGTGATGAATTAACCCCAGTTGGTAAACCTCGCTTGAAATCCTTGTCGGAAATTCCATACGGCAAAGGATACGACTTCTTTAACCAAGCTATCACAGAATTAGTCATTGACCTCAAAGCATTGCCAATGAATGTTATTTACATCAGCCGTCAGGTATCTGAATATGATGACAATGGCAATGCCACCAAAGACAAGCCAAGCTTGAAAGATAAGTATGTCAATCTTATCAATGGAAACTCTGATTTGATGATCCACACTGAAAAACTCGGCAACAACTACAACCGTGAGGTTGACCGCAAGCGTAAGACCTATTATGCGGACCAGGTTGATGACAAGGCCATCTTGAAAATCTTGGCAACTATCCGTGGGGCTGTTGAGCCTGCAAAGGGCAAGCTAGCCCCTAAAAAAGAAGCAGCTAAGACAACTAAACCAGCTAAGACCGAAAAAACAAAAGAGGCACCTAAGAAAGAAGTTGACTCTGATGATGAACTATTTTAAGAAATAAAGGAGAATACACATGAGCTTACTAGATATCGCAAAATCAATCAAAAAAGAGGGCTTTGACCCACGCAAAGACAGCGCCAACGGTCCTGCACCAATCCCAGCTGGTACTTATCCAGTAGTCCTGAAGAAAGCAACCTTCAACGTATCGGACAAAGGCTGGGAAAGCCTTGGTTATCAATTTGAAATCCGTGGCGGTGATTACAGTGGACGCTCTGAATTTGCAACATTTGGCACACTGACTGAATGGAACGGTAAGAACCTTGACTGGGCAGTTGAACGCACTATGAAATTCTTTATCAAAGCCTTAGTCCTTGCTGGCGACAGTATGCAAGGAAATGAAGAAGACGGTAAAGCCTTGGAAGAGGCTCTAAAACGTAAGGCAGTTGGCTCTTACTACAACCTTGTTATCTCTGTGACTAAGGGGAAAGATGGCCGTGAGTTCCGAAACTATGACCTTGAAGAAGAAGCACAACCGCTGACTGAAGCTGATATTGATGACGATGACCTCCCTTTTTAAGAAATAACAAGTTCTGGGTCATTGATGAAACTGATGAGGAATTTGGTCCTTTCACGACAGTAGAAGAGGCTTATACAGCTATGCTAACATACTTGGATATGACTGAAGCCGAATATCAGTCAAACTATACGGCCCAAGAACTTGTTTATATTTACAAAGAGGAGAAAAAACCATGCCGTCGATGAAAGAATACGCATTACAGTACCAAAAGTTAGGGTTCTCAGTCATTCCAATCAATCCTAAAAACAAGATGCCTTTGATTGATTTTGCTGATAAGCCAGCCATGACTCCATCTGAGATTGAAAACTTTTGGGACGGCTACCCTAATGCAAACATTGCCCTAAAGACTACCAACTTCTTTGTCATTGATATTGACAAACACGGCAAATCGAACGGTTTTGAATCGCTAAAAAAATGGAAACATCTAAATTTAATCGAACCGACACTGCAAGCTAAGACGGCTAGTGGCGGTAAACATCTATTCTACTTCAAACGAGAAGATGAGCCGATCACTCAGATGATTGGATTCTTGCCTGGTGTTGATATTAAGGCTCACGAAAATAATTATGTGTTAGTCGCACCCTCTGCCACAGATAAAGGGCAGTATGAGTGGGATCTGGAAAAGTCTAAGGAAGGTGGCACGATGGTCACTCCTTCAAAAGATTTAATCCAGTCTATAAAAAAACAGTATGGCGAAACTCACGGTTATAAGTATGATGGTAAGGACGGTCTTAGGGATTTAGTTAGACGTTCACATACTAGAGACCGAACACAGACTACAGATCTCTTTGAAACCATCGCCCTTGGTTTTGGTGATGAAGGTGGACGAAATGACAAACTAGCAAAATTCGTAGGTGGTCTCTTATATCGTGCGGTCGACGATAGTGTAGTTGTTCAACTTGCAAGATTAGCAAATGCAAATAGTCCAAACCCTTTGCCTGAAAAGGAAATGATGCGTACTATTGAAAGTATGATTAAAAAAGATAGGAGGTGATTGTGATTGGTAATGTAGTAAGTATTGACTCACAACCTAAGATGATAACGACTGCCAAGGGAGACATCAAGGCCAACAGTCCAAGTAATGTGTTGATGTCTTTCAAAGCTGATGATCAGTTGAGTATTTACCTAAAGCACAACGATTTTTCCCAAGAGCATGAACTCCTTAAAGATATCAAGATCGGCAACACTCTTTTTAAAAAAGGTGAGCTCCCTTCTAACTTTGATTCAGTCGTAAAAGTTTACTTTGAAAGTGTGTTAGGTGTTGCTTTCTCAAACCAAGCGATGCTTGATGGCATGGAGACTTTCTTTTCAGAAAGATCATACAATCCAGTCATTGAGTATATGGAAAAGGCTGCTGAAAAATGGGATGGTCGTAAACGAATTGACCGAATGCTTCAGGTTTACCTGGGGGCTGAAGATATCCCTTTAGTTTCTAAAATCGCTCAAATGTGGCTAGTTGGTGCAGTTGCTAAAGTTTATGATCCATACGTTAAGTTTGACTATGTTCTGGATCTGGTTGGTGGACAAGGAGTTGGGAAAACGTCCCTCCTTCAAAAATTGGGTGGCGAATGGTATACGGATGCCGTGACTGATTTCTCTAATAAAGATAATTACGACATTATGTTAAAGAGTCTAATCGTCAACGATGATGAAATGGTGGCCAGTAATCGGATGAGCTTTGCTGAAACGAAAGCCTTTATATCAAAAACTAGCTTACGGTATCGTAAGCCCTACATGAAACGCACAGAAGAGTTTGCCAAAAACTTCATTATAGCCAGAACTACTAACCAAACAGAATACCTCAAGGACAAAACCGGAGAACGTCGATTTCTCCCGATTATGGCAGATAGCAGGCAGCAAAAGAAACATCCAATGGAAATCGATCCTGATACAATCGAACAAATTTGGGGCGAAGCCGTTACAATCTATCGTGCTGGTGCTAATTTGATGTTTGATGAAAATACAGAGGATGAATTGAATATCTACCGTGAACAGTTCATGTATCGTGATGAAGTTGAATTACAAGTGCTTGAATATCTTGATATGCCCGTCCCTGAAAATTGGCAAAACTGGTCTATTCAGCAACAACATCAATACACAAGTAAATATTTCGATAATAGTAGCGACTTTGATCCTGGAAGCAAAAAACTAGATAAGGTCTCAACTCGTGAAATGATGTACAACTTATTTATGAGAAATTCGAATGACAGGAAGCTGTCAACGAAGATTAACATGATCATGGATAATCATCCTGATTGGAAAAAAAGTGTTTTCCGGGCAGGAGGTAAAAATACAAAAGGGTTCGTAAGAGTGAAGAATTCGGAAAAAACTAATCGGTAGCAATTTAAAAATTATCGGTAGTCATCGGTAGCAGTTGAGGGGGTAGATCGGTAGCATTCTACCGATAAAATGAGACATCGGTAGCACATCGGTAGCAGTCTAACCCCTTGATATTACTGACTTTTATTTAATATTTATATATAATGCTACCCTTCTACCTATATTTTTAAAAAACGTATATAAAATAATAGTAATAATAAAAAAAGCCTATAAAATAGGGATTCTTGCAAAAAACTTTTTACTTTTTAGAATTTATCGGTAGCACGGTAGCAGTTTAGAAAAAAAGAGGTACAAATGTCATACACAGTAACACTATATTTTGACATCATGGTAGATGAAGCCCACTTTT